CCATCATAGGTTCTTGAGGCATTGCTTCAGATACTTCTTGTGTACCATCATTTAAAAATGCAGTACTGTTAGCAACTGCATTAGCCTGCCTACCTTCAGCGACCATAGCGTTTATAGCTGGTTTGTTTTGAGGGTTTTGTGCAGCTGCAGCTGGTATAACAGCTTCACCTGGAGTTAACATAGCAGGTACACTATCAGTACCACCAGCATACGCCATGTTAGTACCTTGATTATAACCTACATAGTCAGTTCCATTCATATAACCTTGTAAAGGATCAGGACCATAGTCCATCTCAGGTACATCTTGTGTTCCATTCATATAGCCAGGTACACTTGTTGTTCCATTGTTAAAAAGACTACCTAACAAAACACCCATTGCAGGGGCGGCTAAAAAACCTGCTGGACCTAAAGCTGCTGTGGCCGCTACTCCTGCTGTTGAAGCTAATGCTTGTTCTGCTATTTTAGGTGCTAATACTGTACCTAATTGTTGTGTCATACTAGGACCTTGTTGTACAGTCTGACCAACTTGTGTATAGTTAGGCCTTACATTACCTTCTTCTTCCCTTTTTAAAGGGTTCTGTGATAAAAAATTCATTATTTAACTCCTAGTCATCGCCCCATCCGGACATTGCTGCTGATTTACCTGCTGCTTTAGTATAGTTTTTCTTATTAGACTCTCTAATAGCTTTAACTGCAGCCTCATGTGCTTTATTAGAATCTCTTTTACGAGTAGGATTAGCCGCATGTGAAGCTGCTACATTAGCAGATAAGGTATTAGCCATATCAACTTGTCGTCTTAACTCAGCCGCAGACTTACCTCCCAAAGGTGGATTAATATTTTTAAATGTATTACCAATAGCACTAGGCATTGTCTTTATAGCATTACCAAGGCTTGAAGAAAAGTTTCCAATTCTATCTGAGAATCCAGGTAGCGTACTAGCATCATAACCAGGGGCACTTCTATTATTCCCTTGATAATCAAAGTCATAATTTCTACCACCAATACTACCATTTACTGAAGGTACATCTTGATAAAAGTTTCCTGACTCATCACGCTTAATAGGGTTACCTGGATTATTATAATTATAAACAGTTACATTAGGGTGATTATGCCTAGTATCATAGTCATAAGCTCTAGCTAATGTATCACTAGTTTTTTGTGCTTTATCANTGTTATCTATTGGTATAGATATACCTAAAGGNCCCCTTACATAACTTGTGTTACCTGCATAGTTAGCACTGTAAGGATTACCTACAGTTACATTGTTAACTCCCATATCATCATTACTGAAAGCAGAAGTAAATGTACCTGCGTTAGCTCCCATAGGACCTGTACTTACCGAAGCAGTTCCTTCATTTAACTTCATTGAAGGATTAGCATTAGGTGATATTCCAGCCATATTACTTTCCTCCAGATTTCTGTGATTGAGTAGGAACCGGGGCTCCTGATAATAAAGAACCTAATCTTTGTAAACCTTGATAGGTAGCATCTAATTCTCTTTGAGATTGCTCTTGTAACATCTGTCCTGCTTGACCTTGGTAACCTGCTCCTGCACCAGCTGCTTGTTGCATTGATCCAGTATTACCTATAATTTGTTGAGCAGCACCAGTAGTTAGACCTCTGCGATCAGATAAGTCTTGATAATCAATACCTGATAAAGCACTAGCTAAGTTAGCATCACGCTCACCTTCAAGTAGCCCTGCACGAGCACCACCTATTTGTCCACTGCTAGCTAAAGCACTACCCATTGGTGCAAATGCTGCTTTAGACTCACGTATTGCTGCATCTTTAAGTCCTTGAGTAGCTCCAGCACCATATATACCTTCACCAGCTGCGGCTTGTTGTAATACTTTTGTAGCATCTTTGGCTCCTCCATATTGGATGTTAGCCTCATTAGCTGCTCCTGTTAAAGCATTAATACCTTGTTTTTGTTGTGTATTTAACCCAGCAACCATTCCAAGATCACCAGCATTAAATGCATCTGTNGCACTGCCTGCCGCATTAGTGACATAAGGTCTATACCAATCAGGAATACTNTCTATAGTNTCATCACCACCTCCACCTTTAGAAACTATACCTAATCCTCTTGGGGTAACCGCAGGCATGAACGGGTTTAATTCTTTAAATCTCATTTTCTAACTCCATAGAATGGACCACATAGGTCTCGTTATAACTTTCACCTTGTGATCCTTTAAGTTTATTTAGGATCTTTGACCAACCTTTTCTACCATACATCTCAATGCGTCTGCACCCTTGTTGTCTTGCGTAAGCCTCAATTGTGTGATGGGCATTTTTATAGGTGTCCCATCTACCACCGTTTATACTTGTTGTTGTAACTAAATGAAGAGACTTATGAGTAGCATAGTGGTTAATCTTAGTTACACTAACATTTACTATAGTCTCATCTTCAGTTAATACTACCCAACACTGATACTGTTCAGGGTCTTGTAGCCATTGTAAGTAATCATATGTAGTAGATTCATTAGCACTGTATTCTAGTGCAGACTGTATGGCAGGTTCTATTACTCTCCAATGAGCAATAATACTGCTTGGGTCTAAATGAATTACTTTCATGCTGTTTCCTTTTATTATTGATTTTGAAAATGATTATATACTGAAAGCCAATCTACAAAAGTACTGTCTTCATCATCATAACAATATTGCTTTACTCTTTTGATAGTATTACCTTCTTTAGTTACACCATATAAAGTAGTATAATCACCTCTTCTTTCAGGTAAATTAAAATGTTCTTCTACTGTTGAGGGATCTCCAGTAAAATAGTAATCAGAAAAGCCTGATACTTTTGAGGGAAAAGGTCTTCCGTATTCTTCAATATTTTCTGTATAAAACATTAATGTACAATCTTCAGGTAACCAATCAGGAACCTCACCTTCGTACATATAATAAGCTCTAATATAACTTTTTGCAGATGACATACAAAATTTACGAGCTGCTAAAACAATATTATCTCCAAACAAAACAGTAGAAAAAATCCTTGGTAGGCAACAAGTAGTTACATCTTCCTCCATTAACTCGTGATAAGTAGGAGTTGATATAGAAAAATAATTTTCTTTTTTAACCCAAGGAAAGATTTCTTTTAAGTTACTATAAAGTAAATCTGGTTGTTCAGAACGTGCAAAAGTTTGTCTACTGTAACCACCTGAAACATATAATTCTGTAGATATACTCATAGCCAATCCTCTTTAAGGTAATTAAAAACTTCTAAGTCTATATCTGCATCAGGAGAAACAGATATGTAAGCTCTAATTGAAACTTTACCTCCAAAGGAGTTTTCTTTCACAACACTTTTTGTTGATGTAAAATGTACACCTATATTACCTTCAGGCTCTACAACGGTTTTAGTTATTTTAAATGGTTTAATCATAGCTAGCTCCATTTGATACAATTATACTATTAGCAGTTGTATTAATTGTTTCATTAGAGTATGGCCAATTGCCTCCACTCCCACTGTCACCGCCTGTGCCAATACCTAAAAACTCTGAATCTTTTTTGTATGTCCAATTACAACCTTTTTCTACAACAATCCATCCTGCACGAAGGCTTCCATTATCCCAACTTATTCCACCACGATAAAACGCCCAGTATTTAGAGGTCCAGTAGTAAGTTCTACTAGCTCCAACACAATTATTATAAACATCAAAACCATCACATTCAAATTGACTATCTGAAACACTAACTTCACGTTCAGCTTGAGCTAAACTAAAGAAAGAAAATATAGGTTTAGAAGGTTGATTACTAATTGTATAACTATTATATTCTGTTGGAGTAAAAGTACTACTAGCATTTGTAGGGCAATACTGTGCATTCAAACCTGAACTAGAAAAGCTTGTTCTTGGATTAGATGGATGTGATACTGATTGTCCCCCTGTTATGACTAAGGGTTTTAGTCTACTATCAAAAGAAGAAGATCCATCAGAATTATAAACGGCCATACCATAATTACCAGAAGGACTACCTGCACTTGGTGGTGCAAATAAATAAACTTCAGGAGTACTTGTAGAAGTACCTGACCTAATTATTTCTACATCCCAATTATTTGAACCTTTATCCTCTAATCTAGAGATAGCATAATAATCTGAAGTTGGAACGCTAAAGAAAGGTACGGGAACTGTATTTATATTTGAAAAAGAATATATTAATCTTCTCATACCACCATAATCATTTGAAGTAAAAGATACGGTGGTTGGTGAAGTTCTTTTCTGAAGAAAGTGAAGATTCTTGGTATCACTTGATATTAATACTTCATTACTGTTATTTGTTGCTAAAAATCCATAGCTCATAATTTTCTCATTTCATTAATACTAGTATATAAGCATTTTCAGAACCACCACTTACTGAAACAGTGGTTCCACTCACACTAATTGTATGAGATAAAGCTTTTCTTGTTAAAGGGGGAGCATTGATTTGAACTTGTTGTACTAGCACATCACGTCCTGATAATACAGAATAAGAGTTGGAAGCAGAGCCTCCTCCATTTACAGAGAAAAAAGCTACTTGGTTCCAAGTTACATCATCTGAGTCATATACACTAACTCCATTGCTTGCAAATATTTCTAAACCATAACTCATGACAAGTTACCTAATTTAACCCGTACAACATTATTGTTATCAAATACTTTTATACTATTATCACTAATAACTGTACGCTCACCTGTAGATGCACTCGATAGTGTACCTATAGTAAGACCTAAAGCTGATATAGAACCTGCAGATAGTTTAGTTGCATTGATAGTACCTGCACCAATCTGAGCAGCAGTTAAAGTACCTCTGATAGCCGCTGAACCAAACTCTGCATAGCCATCATCTCTACGTATAGCCCAACCTGCACTGCCTGCAGCATAGTTATCACTTTCTATATCATCGGTAACCTGTATAGCTCCAGTAGGTGTACTGAATGTAATAGACACACCTATAGGGTTAGTACTCGTATCTAGATTGACTGTATAATTAGTACTCCATTCTCTGAATGCAGTATCAGTAATATTAACAGCTGGTTGAGTGTGACTCCATACACCTGAAGGTGTTATACTTGTAAAGTCACTGTTAGCTATGCTCCATGTTGCTGATGTAGGTGCGTTAGGTTGTGCTGATTGAATAGTTTGATAGTACAATGTGCCTGTAAACTCAGCTGTACCAGTATAACCTTCTGCAGCTTGAGCTGTTGATATACCTGAAACCAATACCCAATTGTTAGTATCTGAAGAAAATAACCATATACTAGTAGAACTTTCAGAGTATATAAGGTCTCCATCTGCTCCAGGAGTATATTGATCTGGATCATTCTCAGAGGTAGTTACACCTCCCATTTTATCTAGTTCTCTTACGATAGCAACAAGAGTATCTCTCATTGCCTTATCCCTAACACCTGCGGGAATAAATATATTACTCATTATACACTCCTATCCTGCGAGTAGCAGTATTATCTTTGTCCAGAAGGTTTAACTTCTAAGTCAAGTCCTGTTATTTTAGGGTTAGTTGAACCAACCATTGATACTTCTAAATTAAAGTATCTACCATTAAGTCTGTAATCTTTTTTATATCCAGCATTACTATTGGGATCAAATGTTCTTTTGTAAACATCTTCACGGTTAGCATAAGTCTTAGCTAACTCTGCATCCACTGAAGTTTTATTTAAACTATTAGCTGTGATAGCAGTAGTATTAAATGTATTTTCACTCATAGGATATACTGCAGTTATATTTTTAGTTAAGTGAGGGTTACCTAAGTCTTGTTTAAGAAATCTAGCATAACCATTTTCTTCAAATGCACTGCTTAATAAATATAGTCCTTGATCACTAAATCCATATACATATATCTGACCATTGATCTCACCTTCTGTAATACCTTTTAAATTAGGTAGTGTTCTTTTATACCATACATCTGATTGATAGTTATATACATAAGCAAAGTTAGTACCAGTACCACTGTTACCTACTGCACTATAACATACCCATACTTCTTTATCTCTTGAGTTTAAGAAAGTAAATGTACGGTTCTTATGAGCAGGATTTACTGTACTATAAATATCTTTTTGTATTCTACCTTTAGATATATCTTTTTTATTAGGACCACCATCATGTATGTATATACCGTAGTTACCTAACACAAAATGTCTACCATCACCTATGTCTTCAAAACAATCTGGACTATATAANCCATCATCTTCAAATAACATTTCACTAGTTAAGTAAAGAGGTGAACCTGTGTCTTGATACCTGTATACAGAATCATCTTTATAAACAATAAGATACGGGCCTAATTGAGCTGCATCTAACAGTTGTCCTGATGTTTCAGTTAGTATATCATCACCAGCACTGTTAGTTGAAGCATACCGCCATGTCATACCGTTAAGAGTATTAATGTCTGTAATAGGTGTTGACCAAGCCAAAGAAGAATTACCTAAATTTTCGTTAGCAAGATAAGCTCCACTTAAGTTTAAAGCAATTAATCTATTATTATATGCCGCCATCTTTTGTGCAGTAACTCTGTTAGCTACCACACCCTCTTGAGCACTACCATTTGCTGCACCTGAATACCAGTTAGATAAAAATAAAGATTGGTAGTTAGGTGAAGCTTCTGTACCATTATTTGAGATACGGATTGGTTGATTAATACCGTCATTAACAATTATAACACCGTTGAATGTAAAGAAATCAAAACCAAACCTACCATTTAAACTTAAGTTAGTAGTAGCATTAACACCTGATGAAGATATAGGATTAAGTACATCTTGAGATACCTGGAAAGATACTACGCCAGAAGAAGATTCATATAAGTAAGCTAAGTTAAAATTGTCAGAACCTACAGGAGTCCATTGTGTTGCAGCCAATACATTTCTTGCACTACTACCAGTAACATTAGTATCAAAAGCAGTAGGAAACTTATATACGCCCTGTAAAGAACCATCAGAGGGCCTCATATTGAGACCATCTGAAAAGTTTTCGGGAGATAATGCCTGTGCAGGTACATCTGTATTTAGGCCTTTTATACCTAAATTTTGTAAGGGTATTGTTGGCATTTATTATTCCTCTAAGTTAATTCCTATCTGTTTGAATTTCCTACGAGCACAACGTAATCTGAAGGCTCGTAGTCTAGCGTTTACTCTTCTCTTTCGTTTCCAAGGGCGAGGTCTAATAGAGTCATTACTGCCATCAGCGAGTAACTTTCCATTAGATTTCACAACCCCCTGCAGTGCATGCAAGCGTTTGTGCCCCTTCAGTATTGTCTTCCTGCTCATAAACCGAGAGTTCATTCCAGTTGATTGACGATGGAAATTGTGCGAGTGATTCATTATATTCTTTTTCCGAAACAGGCTGGTACGGAGCTTGCTGATACGAGTGCTCAGTATAAGGTAAGAACGACACACCTGTTATTTGNTCGAAGTTCTTATATACCCAGGCACCTACATCTAACCACTCAGTGTCTTTAACATATACCGTAATAGACACAGAATGTTCTGCCCAGTTNTGTTTTAACTTCAACCATAGTTTTAATTGCTCGATAGCACTCAACTCATTAGCCATCACAGAACCTTTAGGGCTTTCGATAGGAAAAGAAAACACAGTAGTACTGTCAGGCTTCATTGCACAGGGTTCACTCGGCACACCTGTCTGCTTCATAAAGTCAGTCAATGGGTCCTTATTGTCTCCTCTTACAGTACGGATATAGTATGGTGCAAAGCGACCATGTATTCCTGATGAACTGTTTACAAGTTGACTAACAGTACCCGAAGGCTTAATCGTTGTTATAGAAGTAGATGCAGGTATGTTAAGGCGTTTAGCCCACTCTACGTTTACTTTAATAGCGTAATCACGTAGTTCCTGTATATCTTTTTCTTTAGCATTAAATAGTACTGGACAGTCACATACACCTGTTAAAGATACACCTAGTAGACGTTCTTCTTCTGTATTTGAATTCCATACTTTACGTAAATAAGGGAAGTTAGTTAATGTAGATTGTAATGTGCCTAGAATCGTTGCACACTCTACTTTTTCTTTAATTGTTTTAAGAGTATCTTCACTACGAAGTACTACTTCTGTTAAGTTACAGAACTGATTAGACCTAAGTGCTATCTCTGCACAAGGGTTAGTCCCATGAATTTTATCAGAATCTCTACGTTCAGGAGCAGTTGCTTGAGCACCATAACGAGAGTATATTCCTCGTTCACCTGAGTTAGATTCAATAAGAGCAGTCCACTCTTTCATAAATGTTAAGCCATCTGGCTTTTGTAAGTATACTGCTGAGTTGTTAGCTAATGCCCGTTGAGCATTGTTTTCCCACCATGCACCTGACTTAGCGCCTTGCATAGTGTGGTCACCGAGATCACTTAAGGATATCATGGCAGACCTACGTACACCACCTACTACTACAATCTCACCTATCTTACACATAAGATCGTGACATTCTAATGGGGTTANTTTACGTCCACCAGCTCTCTTAAATAAAGCGGTTGTAAAATCTATAAGTTCTTTTAACGGCTCTGGACCTGAAGCTCTGCCGCCCATTGTCTTTAGTTTAGCGCCTGCAGGTCTTACATCTGAGTAATCAAAGTAATGTATTCTACCTAAGTATAAGTCTGCTATATGCTTACGTATAGCTTTAGCCCAACCTTCTTTAGAATCTTCTACTCTAATTAATCTCTCTGATACTTCAAAGTGATCGTTAATATATGGTANTTTATTTACATCAATAGCTTCTACTGAGAAACCTACGCCTGTACCACACATAAGTATATACATTGCCTCATCAAATGCACGAGGTGTATCTATCTTAAGATATGAACAGTTATAGCCAGTAATGTTATTACGTTCTANAGCAGGACCACTGGCCCACATAGCTCTCATAGAAGGCATAACACCTAAGCTTGAAATGTATTTAAATAACTTCTTGTAAGTCTCATCATCAATCATGTCTTTCCATGTTGACATATAACGAGTTACTGTTTCTTCCCAGTTCTCTCTGCGGTTCTCTGTTTCTAACCATCTAGAATAACGAGAAAGGTGTATAAATGTTTGGTAGTCGGTTATCATCTGTGTTCTCCTTAGATAATATAAGTTATACCTGTGTTGCCTTAGGTATAACTTATTAATAGTGTTTAAGGGAGGGGATACCCTCTCCTTTTAATAGGGGACTATGCCTCCGCAATAGTCAGAGTACCAGCTTCGACTTGCTTGAGTATCTCTGCGTAGTGACGATTGGCTGGGTCTAGTGGGACTGACATCTCTTGTCCGTCTATTGTTGCTTTGATTGTATCACTTGTACCAGAGATTGGGTCTGCAACATACTGTGCTGTTGTAATGTTCATATTGTTTTCCATGATTATAACTCTGCATCTAAGATTACATTTTTAATAAAATACCCATAGCCACCACCTGAGAAATTTAAAACAGTTTTAAAAGCTGAGTAACCACTAAAAGATTGCATCTGTGCGCTATGAAAACCAGTACATGCTCCCCCGATTCCACCGCCTGTAAAAGTTAAAGTAGCGGCGGCTCTCATATTTGTAGGTAAAGTAGAATGATGTGGCGAACCATTACCGCTAGTGCCAAAATCTCCTTCATAATAATAGCTTGTTGTTTGATAATACCTCTGACACTTCGCCAGTTCATCTCCGTATGACCTATGCTCGAATGGAGTTGCAGTGTCGCCGACCTCTAGTTGGACTCCTGTGATTTGCCATGTAGCACCATTGGTTGGTTGCTACGACATCAGTAGTACCTGTTGCGCCACGTTTAAAACTTGTACCCCAAACACCTGCTGAAGTTTGAACACCACTACCAGCACCTAAAGTCCAGTAAATATGTAATCCTGGACCATTTGTACTTTCCCAAGTTCCGTCTGTTGCCCCTGTTATAGTTATTGACTTACGTTCCCAAGTGTTTGCCACATCAATTGTATACGTCCAAGCATAAAACCTATTACCTTGATTATTAGAATAAGCCCCCCCAAATGTACCAGTTAGAGAACTTTTTACCCAAAAAGAAAGTGTAAATTGTTTTGCATCAGATGAACCTTGTGCGAGTACATTTGTAGTGTAACCTTCTAGTGGTGTGGCTATCTGGTAAAAATCATTAGTACCAACAGTTGTGGCTGATGCTGAAGTTACCTTTAAAGATTTTAAAAACCCAGAAGGAGCGTCTGTTACTTGTTGAACAGAGTATTTACTTGCATTGTTTAATCTAGCTTTAAATCTATCGAGAGTGACAGTTTGGTCAGCCGTTGGTGTAGTAGCAGAGCCGCCGTTTCTCTGGTCAAGCAGTATTGCACCATTGATTATAAGATTTCTGTTCGACAAAGCCCCTGCATCATAAGCATCATTGATCTCATCTAAGCTAGTCTTGTTGCCTAAGTCGGCTAAGTCTCTTGCTTTAGTCATTGGCTACTCCTATGGTTTTGTAGGCCACGTCACGTCGTCTAGTGAAGTTGCACTTGATGTAATGTCACGTAGTGCTTGTCTGTATGTAGTCTGTGCAGAAGTCATTGTGTGATCAGACCCTGCCCACCAATCAGTAGCGGCAATCAAACGATCACGTTCTGCCCTGAGTGCCTTCATAGGTTCAGCCGCAATCAATGCGTCTTTCTTAGCTGATACTGCCGACCAAGTTGTACCCCAATCAGACGGGTCTTGGCTCTCAATAGCTGAACCATTTGCATCTGCGCCAGTTACTTTGGCGTACATGGTTGTGAACTCAGCTTCTGTTGTTGGTTCGCCACGGAGTACCCACTCTGTAACACCCAACTCTGATAGTGCTGTTGATATTGTTGTCATTTTATTTTCCTTGTTTTATCCTGCGATTTCTATAATTGACACTGTAGAAACTGTACTTCCACCATTATCAGTAGATTGCCTATTTAAATAGACACTACCAGTATTACCTGAGTTCAATGCCCAATAAAAATCATACGTTACTTGAGAAGTAGTGTTTGGAGTATCTAGCAGCTGATACGTTTCCATATTTATATCATAGGCTCTGCTTGCGCCTATACCATCATCTGCTGAATTTAAGCCCTGTATAGGTCCTACATAGGCTGTTTGTACTTGTGTTCCAATAAAACTCCCGTCTCTTCTAATACCTACAGAACCGTTAACGTTGGAAAGACCTATTCCAATATTATATGTAATAAGCAGTTTACTGTTACTGTACTTAGGAGTATAGTTTATAGGTAAAAAAGAAAATGATCCTGTTGCAGCATATTTGCTATTAGTATCAGCAAATGCAACGTTAATAACATTACCCGTTGTATTAATCCCTAAGTCAGCCGCCGTTGGTGTAGCACCATTGGCTTTCTGTAGAGTATCGACTTTTATTATACTGGTCATTGTGCGATCTCCTGTAAAATTAGATTGTTAGTAGCATTACTAGGAGTACCGACATGAGTATCAAATAACAGAACTTGCCCTGAAGTGCGAGGCTGTACATATATACTGTATGTAACTACATTTGTACTATTAGGTTCATCAATAAACTGATAAGAAAGATGAAATCTATCACTGTGTTCATCACTATTATACCCTGTGTGATTGTCTATTGTTTGTATAAAACTTCCATTTCTGTAAACCATAAAAGCTACACTATTAGCATTACTTGTTACTGCTATCCCAGATAAATTAACATAGCCTACAATTTTACTATTAGTAAAATTAGGTGTTATAGCTTTCTCAAAGTTGCCGACACCGTCATTAATAATAACAGCCGATGAAGTAGCTAATGTGTGTTTTGCTGTTCGAACTCGACTTAATGCTTGAACCTGTATAACATGTCCTGCAATATGCACACCATTGCCACTGGTCTTCTCAACGAGGCTATTGACTTTTAATGTACTCATTGTGCGATCTCCATGACTGTTATCGAAGACCTACTACCTGCATATTGCACCTGCATACTAGCAGAGGTTGTAAGTCTTCTTCTGAATTGAGTTCTGTAAGTCACTTCAGACGTGGTTGATGGGCTATCTAAATAAGTTTGAGATGCAAATATATCAAAGTGCGTTAAAGCACCATTATCATGTAAAACTTCAGTTGCCCATGTTAAAATAGGTGTATTATCTCTGGTAATACGAAGTTGCATTTGGTCAATATACGCACCATATTTATGAACATTCTGATTAATTAAGACTAAAATTTTTGATGTAGCAAACTGTGGCGTAATCCCTGCTTGTAAGTTCGAATCTATGAAAGTCTGAGAGCCATTGTTAACTTGTGTTGTTGTACCATTATGAATAACCTGTATGACACTCCCCGCTGGAGCAACGAACCCGTTACTAGCATCCAGTGTTTGACCGCTAGGTATTATCACCTTGTTCGCATTAGACCCAGATGTTGGTCCTATTAAGTTTTCGACTTGTAATGTACTCATCTATATCACCGTTAAGTTTCCATTGACTGTCAGAGTAATACCCGATGCCACAGTAAGTGGCCCTG